GTATTAGCTCAGTCGGTAGAGCACTTGACTTTTAATCAAGTTGTCCGGGGTTCGAATCCCCGATGCCTCATGAATGAAAGATAGCGGAAAACCTTGTAATTACAGGGCTTTCCGCTTTTTTTGACGGTAAAATTATCTAGGCAATTTTATAGAAAAACAACGAAAAAACATGTCTAAAATATGTCCAAGTAAGCAAAATTTTTCAGGATGTCTAAATTCTGTCCAAGCTGTCACAGCGCAATCGCTGTTTTTACGACCTCTTGAACGTTCTCTTTTTCCTCCACAATATGGCTGTAAACGTCGATGACCATCTTCTCTGTGTCGCCCAGCAGCTCCGCGATTTTCTTTGTTGATATTGCGGGAATCTGGTAACACAGCTCCGTACAATAATTGTGCCTGAAGATATGTGCAGTCAGATCGTGAATGACGTACAGGTTTTCAGTTCCGCCGGCGGCCAGATTCATTTTATTAACGATGCGTTCCCACATGCGCCGGTAACTGCTTTTGGTCATCATGCGGCCGTCCTGGGTGTGCATCAGATACGGTGATGTCAGGCCTTTAAGATACTCCTTTAGATGGACAGCCAGAAATGGAGGGATAGGCACCGTACGCACCCCATTTTCGCTCTTTGTTATCTTTGGCCTGGGATTGTTTACCCTAAACTCTACAGACCCTCTAACGGTCAATTCAGACGTTTTCAAATTGATATCAAGGGGCTTCAGGGCCAGCACTTCGCCGCGGCGGAGGCCGCAGCCGTAAATAATCAGAACGAATGCCTTTTCCATCGGCGTGAAGTCAGCGGCCTTGATGGCCTTCTTTTCGGTGGCGGTAAGGGGCCGCTTTTCTCTGGCTTTGTACTTTGGCCGGCTGATTTTTTCGCACAGTTCCCGCAACGCCTTTTCCGGGAGAAGTCGTTCATCCACAGCAGCCCGGATAATTTGTTTATATGTCAACATGATTTGTTGGCATATACGAGGTTTTTCGGATGCATTGTTGATAAGCAGCTGTAAATGTACTTTTCGCAGATCTTGTAGCTTAACTCCTTCCAGCGCGGCAAAGTGCTTGTCTATAATATTTTTATACATCATCCTTGTATTGTACTCCCGGACTGCCTTGCTGGTCTCCAGCCATTCATCGGCGTAGGCCAGAAAGGTCATATCCGATGTCTGGATTTGATTTCCTTCTTCAATCCGGCGCTTCAATGCATTGACCTGTTTTTCAAGGTCGGCGCTGGACTTTCTTGATTTCAGGTTGACTCGGTGTTTCTGGCCGTATTCGTCATAGGTGCCGTCCCAGGCCTTAGTACGATAAATACCATATTTGTCAGGTTTATATTTTTGCTTTGCCATTATATCATCCTTTCCTGTTGCGACATTACAACTATTTTTGGGTATAAAAAATACGCCCCTTGCCAGGACGCTCCGAGGATGATATAATTTATTTGCGAGATAAAGTATATCTTCCCGGCATATCCGGCAAGAGAAAATCTATGTGAAAAGCTTCTGTGTTACCAGCACAGGGGCTTTTTATATTAATTAATATTAAGAATTGCGGTTACACTAGGAGCATTGTCGCTCCAGTCAAACATATCCTCTACAGTAAAGGTAATAGGGCTTGTGTCTGATAACAAAAATGCATCTCCTATGTTCAGGGTATATCCAGGCATAATTTTTTTATATTCATTCTCTACGGATTGATTTTCATCTGCGGATGAAATGACTGCCCCTTTCATCTGCACACCATTTTGATACGCATTCAGTCCAATCCAAGCTGACATAGCACTCATGGGTTCTGCAGCTTTATTTGTATAATCATAATAGACTATTATACAAGACTTTCCTTCGTAGTCAGACGAAAGCTCATATCCAGTATATTTTATGTGCCATTCTGCCGCATCAAACTCAAAAAGAGGAGCTGGTATCAATGCGCCATCCGATCCAACCTGTTTTCCATCGGGTGTTGTTGTGTTTGCAAGCATTATTCCATTTGCATCCAGATAATAATTCTTCCCACTATCTTCGATCCAGCCTGTTGCATAACTCCCATCATCATTCTGATACTTCCACTGACCATTTTCTTGCGCTTGCCAAGTTCCGGCGAAGGCCGTCATCCCCATACTCAATGTCAGCAATGCTGTTGCCATAAAAAGCCTTAGTTTCCTCATACTTCTTTTCCTTCCTTTCTTTTAAATTATTATTAAAAAGCCATTGGCTATTTTAATTTTTTGTGAGAACTCTGTTATTCGCAACAAAAGGTCTTTTATTCACTAATTTTTTGATTTCCACATAACTCTTAAGACAAGGCCGATAAAAAAGTAAATCCCTCCTGTTAAAAATCCAAAAACAATGATCCAAAACCAGCTTAAGTACCAGGGCAACTTTCTGACGATCTGACTTGGTGATGTGGCCGATGCACTGGACGAAGCTGAATTGTTAATTATTATTGGCGTTTCTTTATCGCTAGAAAGTTGCTCAACTTGTTTACCGCATTTAGGGCAAACTACACATTCAACGTCAATGATTTCTCCGCAATGTTTGCAATATTTAGTTTTTGATTCCATACTCTTTCCTCTTTTCGCTTATTATTAGAAACTAAAGGCTATAATCTATGCTGCGTCCTCCGAAAAGTCCAGTTCACTGATGCTCTCATTGACAGATTCCAAAATCTCATGTTTTTCAATGTAAGAGATCCAGGTCGATGGAAATTCAGACTTAATTTCTCGTTTTAAATTATTGTAGAGACTTTCCATTGCTTTTTTCCACATTTCATTTGTGGCCTTCTCCATTTTTTTATCTGCCCAACGACTTTTTGCAGGCCGTTTTGCGTTCTTTGCACGCTGAAACTGCATCGCTTTAAACATAAATGTTTGATAACCAGCAAGATTCTTTACCAGATATTCTAAAAATTCTTTGTATTTCATGTGATCACCTCCTTATATCTTCATCCTTATTTCAATGGTGCGATAATCACAACCATATAGATCGGCTATTTCAACACTGTTACAGCATTCCCTTGATAGCAAAAAATCATCTGATATTACCATGTACGCCGAAAATAAATTTGCCTCTCTTTCTACAGTGGAATTAAGATACGTATAGTTACGAAGGAAGTAACAATTTTGTTTTCGGTGCATTATGGCGTGGCCCAGTTCATGTGCCATGACAAAAAGCAATTCTGGTCCTTCTAGGCAATCATTGATAAAAATACATCTGTGATTTTTGGCAAATAAATAGCATCCGGCGTATTCTCCTAAAGGACCAAATTGCACTTGTATTTTCATTTGTCTTGCTATTTCAAAAGGATCTGTAGTGCTGTAATGCCTTATGCAATACGCCACAAGGCGTTTGACCCGTTCTCTTTCACCCATAAAGTCACCTACTTTTTATTTTTGTATGGGTTGTATTTCTCTTTATTAATCTTCTTTAAATGGTGGAGCATTATATCTAATTGTTGCGCAAAAAGCTCCTGGGTTTCCTCTGGTATTTCTGCGCCGTCAAAGCTTGCCGGCCCATTCTCGCCAGATCTCAATTTCTCCATAATGCTATTTAAATCTTTCGCGATGTCTCTCTCGTCCTTTGGAGTAAGTGTAATTTCTTTCTCTTTAGGTTCTTCTTTACCTGTCATAAGGTATTCTACAGATACGCCAAAATAATCAGCGATTTTTTTCATATTATCGGTCTTGGGCGTACTCCTCCCTCTTTTCCAATCGCTCAAAGTAGATTGAGTAATTCCAGTCTCTTTCGAGACCTTATAAGCTGTTATTCCATATTTTTGTAACAATTGCTCAAAAACTTCATACATAATTTGTCCACCTTTCACAAACCGCAGACAATACTAAGAAAAACCGAAAAAAACATTGACTTTATCGGAAATGCATAGTATAGTATGAACATACAAAGGAATTTCAATACAATATCGTTTGTATGATGCGGAAATGTTATTTACTTCGTCTGGTAAACAAAGCATATCACATTTCCGTAGTAATTTCAATAACATATTGGCAGAAAGGAGGGGCAATTGTGTACGAAAAATTTGCTGATTTATTGTCAAAAAGTGACAAAACTGCATATCAAGTATCTAAGGACACCGGTATTGCCCAATCAGTTTTATCAGATTGGAAAACCGGTCGTAGTAAGCCAAAGGTGGACAAGCTTAAAATTTTGGCCGACTACTTTGGTGTTCCAATTGATTATTTTTTGGATTAGTAAAACACATGTTCGATAAAACCAATATATCACCATAATATGCATGTGTCAATGAGAAGGGAGAGTGAAAGATGGGCTATTGGGAGGAGTTCGATAAAAAAATCGAAGCGCAGAACAAAAAAATAACCCACATAATATGGATTATTTTTATCAGCATGATTACATCAGTCATAACGGTGTTTTTAGCCACAGGGTCAACAGGGTTGTGAGAGCAGAAACAATAACAGGAATCAATATAGAGTGCAAAAGAAAGTGTTTGGCTTCTTCCCATTTCACCTTATAAGGGTGAAGGCCTTTATCGGTCAGAGCCACTTTGAAGTCTTCTAATCGAACCAGATAGCCATCGCGAACCAATCCGTCAATTATGGCACCAAGTTCACGACCATAATCATGGTGACAACTGATGGATTGACTGGTTTCTGGATTGATTAAACAGCCTTTAAGCGTAAGGATTCTTGTGTTGGAATGATTGGATAGTTTTTGTATTCTTTTCAAAATAACGCGGCTTTCACGTATCATATGGATTTTTCCTTTGCACTTGATAAGAAAATTATAGCACAGAGAGAGGAAAATTACCAGGTAAGAAAGGAGTGTGATCATATGTTGGAGTTTCCAAAACCTGTCATGAAGATGTCGGAACTTCAAAAAATGGGGTTCCCGGAAACCTATCTGAAGCGGGCTTACGGGGATAAAAACCAGACCTTCGCCACAAAGATGAATCCGGCATTAACAAAAAGTCCGGTTATTTTCGACACCGCTGGCTTCAAAATCTGGTGGGAAAAACAGATTGAGGCACAGGTCCGGTCGATGCCCAGGAGAAGAGGGAGGTGATACCAATGCACAAACATGATTACACCGGTGCCCAGGTCGTCCGAATGAGGCGGCAGATTCGAGAGGAGAGAGCTGAGCAGCTGTGGCTGCGCAAACTGCTGGCCGTGTCGATTATCCTGTGTGCGGTACTAACCGGGACACTGCTGGCTGTGGCGCAGACGGCAGGGATGTTGTGAGAGGAGGAGGGACAAGGATGTTTAGAGCTACCACACAAGAGATTCTGCTGACAGAGCTATCGAATCGGAAGCCAGAGGAGATCCGCTTGCGCTTTGCAATCGGATGGATGCGGGCAGAAGAAAACTTGTTGTACACAAGCGGAGAGGTTTTGAGGCTGCTAGAGGCAATTGAAGGAGAAATAGAGCCCGCCGGCGGCAACCGGACAGGCTCAGGAACATAAAAAATAATTTCACACCCTTATTGTAAGGGATTTCTAGGAGGATTGCAAGGATGAGTTTATATGAATTAACAGAAGAGTATGCAGCATTGCAGGAAATTATGTATGACCCGGAGGTGGACGAGCAGACCATACAGGACACAATGGAGGCCGTCTGGGGTGAAATTGAGGACAAGGCGGAGGGGTATGCCAAAATCATTACGGGGATGAAGGCAGATGCCGAAACCTTGAGG